GCCCACTTTCCTACGAATATCTTCTAAAAACCTATAAGAATACATATTCAAATCGCCATTTAATTTGGCTAATTCTTCTTCATCCGTTATATCTAGAACTTTAGAAATGTGACATAATAAATGAAAATATTCATGAGAAATTGTATTTATTAATTGACTGAAAGAACTTGTTTTACTAATTACTATAACAGAACTTTTTAATGTTAAATTAGAATATGTTAAGCCAATATTTAGATTACAAGTTTCTAAATTATTAAGTGCTTCCTTTATATATTTATTAGGACAATTGATGTCCTTTAAAGTTTCAATTATATAATCAATATCATCACAAGAAGTTTCGTATAACATAGTTACATTCCAATTATAAATAGTAAAGTTATCTTTAATCATAACATATCATCCCATTCAATTGGAATTCCCATTTTTACAGTATCTGCATACCATCTATTAAATACTATTCCGTCATAACCATCTTCATCGTCTATTGTATCTTTCACATACATTGCTAAATGTTCTTCATCTATTATACTACTTCCGAGAAAATCGTTAAATCCCATATTATAGACATAAACATAATCATATAATTCATTATGTTCTAATTCTATTTTAAATTTTTCAAGTATTTGATCTACTTTTTCTTTTTCAACAACGGATTTTCCATGTTTCATTTTACTTACAGCAAAATCACATAACTTTTTGTTGAAATGACATCCAAAATACTTGAGGTAACGTTTCATTGAAGTAGGTCTATCATCGTAAATATCCAGACTCATTAATAACGTCTACCGCCACGGCGCATACCATAACGAGAATCATACATATCATCATCATATCTTCTGCTGCCATATTCGGATTTACCTTCCGAAAGTTCTTCGAATATCTCTGATAAACAATCTGCATGTTCAGTTATTTTAGAAATAGCTTTCATAGCTTTTCCAAATTTGTCTTCTGTAAATTCTAATACAATCATGTCTTTATTAAATCAAATATTTTATCCAATTTGGACTCTACACCATCAAATCTATTTTCTAAATTCTATAGTCTATCGTCTCTTTCCTTATCTTTGGCAAATTGAGGATTTAATTGTTTAAGTATATTTTCACAATCCACAATGTTTTGTTTGTAAACTTCAATATTATCAACAATCTATTGACTTTTAGATAATATAGAATCAACTTCATTTTGGATTCCCTATTTAGTTTCACTTATAATAAGTTTACCATTATTAAAAGTACTAATACTATTAATACTAGAAAGATTATTAAATTCCTAAATAGCATCTTCTACTTTAACTTTTAAATCTACAGTAGTATTACCAAAACTAATTTTAGGCTAACTTACTCCTATTACTTCTCCAACTAAAAATTTAGGAGAGGAAGTTTTATCTAAAATATAGATAGAACTTCCTTGAGATAATGCTGAAAACATTTAATTAAGCAGCTGCAAAAGAAATTAACTATAAAAGATTACTATCTTTTGCATAATAAATTAAGTATACTCCAGCACCTGCTAACTGAGTACCAGTAGCTGCATCTCCTCCTACTAATGTTAAAGGTTGAGTAAACTCATTAGAAGAGAATAGTATGGGAAGAGTAGTGTTTGTAATCTCTGTATTTAATCTAAATAAGATTAATCCAGTTCCACTTAAAAATCTGAACGCCCTATTTGGAATAGCAACAACTACATTAGTATCACTAACTGTAACATTGCTACTCTCAATCATAGGAATCCCATTTCTATTAGCGAAATTAAAGGGATAATTAGTAGTAGCTCCAAACATATTCTCTTAAAAATTAATTAAAGAAACCAGTTTGCTGATAATTCCAGTTACCAATATAAGGAGTTGCATTTGCAGCAACAATATTTGGCCAAGTTACTGGAACTGTATTAGGCTGTTTAGCAGCAATAGAATCAATCTTATCATCTAATGCGTGGAAAGCAGCATTAAATTTCAAAGTTTGTTCATCATTGCTAATCTGATTTCTTAATTGAGTAATAATATCACCTTGAGTGTTAATCTTATTCTACAACTCTCTCTCTTTGAGGTCACAGAATTCTTTAGTAATAAGAGTATTCTAACCTGCAATAGCATTAAGAATAGAATTGGTGTTTCTTTCAGCCTGCGAACTGAGTGCATTAGTCTACTGACAAACAGCAAGCTAATCAGCAGCTTCAATCTAAGCATTCTGTAATTGGTCTGCTGCATGATTCTAAGAAGCAAGTAAAATAGCTTCAGAGTGGTTAGCAGCAGCCTGACTTTGCAAGGCATTAGTTTGATTAGCAATAGCTAATCTATTCTCACAGCAACATTGACATAATTGCTGACTAAGAGCAGCATTTCCACTCTGTACAGAATTAATAACTTGTGCTCCAGTAAGACCTACTTGTGAACCTACAGTTTGAACGGCAGATTGAATTTGATTAACACCATTCTGTACATTACTAACACTAGTATTAAGAATGTTTGCTAACTAACCTAAAGCATCTGCTCTACCGTTAATTGCCTGTAAAAGTAAATCTCTACCAGCATCATTATTTAACTGATTAGCTAAGAATCCGTTTCCTCCAAATCCGTTTCCGAAACCATTACCTCCGAAAATCCAAGGAAAAAGAATCCACATAAACATCATCCACATCCAGCTACCATTTCCAAAACCACCGTTTTGAGATAAAGCCATCATTAATGCAGGATCGATTGAGTTGTTCCCATCAGGAACGTTAAAAACTTTTGTTTCAGACATAAATAAATTAATTAAAGTTTTAATAAGTATCT